AATAGGGGTTCACCAGGTCGCAGGCGTTCGCGCAAAGGTACACGCGGACTTTGGTTTCTTCGCCGGCGATCTGGCGCGCGATCGTGTCTATCAGGTTGGCGAATTTCCCCCACTCGTCATGAAGATAACCAGGCAGGGAGTGACGTTCGAGTATGAACTCGTCGAACATGACCCTCTTCACGTTCGCGAACGTTTTCTTCTTCGCGTTCTGCTGGTCGTTCAAAGAGACGCAGTAGCCGCATAGCTCCCATTTCGGCTTATCGTCTTCCTTGGGCTTTTTAGCCAGGAAGAATTTCGAGCCCTCGGCCTTGAACACGAGCTCCGGGAATTCTCCGTTTGCCTCGAGCTTCGTGAAGTAGCCGTCGCAAACGTCTTGCACCTGCTTGTTGTATCTCACGAACTCCACGAACCTCGAGCCGTCCTTGAGATAGTCCTTCACGAACTGCTTTCTAAGTCCGTAGGTCTTGCCGCGCCCTCGAGCCGTCACGATCATGTTCAAGTAGGCGTTATAAGAGAAAACCTTATCCCAATTGTAGAACGCGCTACCCATATATCATCAGGTCCTGCCCGAGGTCTTTGCACAGGTATTTCTCGTTGCCTATGTAGACCCACGCGAAGCGGTCGAATATGAGTGCTTTGGTTATATAGCCGTCGCCTAGGCCGTGCCATATATCGCCATTCCCCTTCACAAGGCACTGCGTGAAGGGAACATCTGCAAATGAATAATAGACGATCGCATAACCGCCTTTGATTAAAATGCGGTTGACCGTTGTGCCGAACGACAGCCCCGGCGCTATCGGATTGATCTTCGAAGGTTTGAATCCCGAATCTACGCCCGCGGTCAAAGAGAACAGATAGGCGGGCAGATCCTCGAACAATTGCACTCTGAAACCCACTGAATTCAGTTTTGTGTACAGTGCTAATGCGTTAGTCACATATGCGGTTTCGTATGTGCGCACATGTATCAGCCCGTTTGAGAGCGTATCGCCTAAAAGCGTGTATTCAGCCGAATCGGTCACGCGAAGATTGGATAATCCCGTGCTTTTCCAAGGTGACGCCGAGATCATGTTGTACCCGAAAGCCGCAGCGGGGTAATCCGCATCGCCCATTATATCGGCGAAGAAAACCGAATAATCACCCGTCGGCGGTACAGGTAGTAATTGGGCGCTGCTCAATTCGACATGCCACAAATCGAGCAAGTCCGGACGCTCAACGCCGCCTATGAAGATCTGCTGCGGATTGGGGTTGATGCTCATTATCATCTGCGCCCTGAAATTTTCGTAATCCTGCGGATCTTCCAAATCAAACGCGGGCAGATCGGCAAGTGCCGTATTCAGCGACAACGAGCATTCGCCCGTCGAGGACTGAAGCGTCGCATCGTCGCAATCGTACATGTCGATAATCGCGCACGTTCCCACGAAGGGCTCGCATAGCCAGCCCGTTTCGTAGCTTTTCGCGATAGTGCCGGAGCTGTTTCTCACTTGCAGCGCGAGGGCTACAGGTAGCCTGACCTGTATATCGACGTTTGCCACTACTACCACACCTGCATGAAAAGCGGCTCGAGTCCGTCCTGCATCAACCCGATGATATCCGGGGCCTGCGCGAACCATGCGGAAGCCCTCGCGCCCAGGTTGCCGCTCTTGACGGCAGTATCGACGGTCTCGTCGCTCGTCGTGTCGGACTCAGAGCCGGACTCGGAAAGTCCGCTCATGTAGTTCTCGAGCCCGGAGAGTTGCACCTGCGGCGTGTCGCTTTGCAGAGCAGTTGCCTTACTCGTCGCGTTGCCGGACGCCTCGGACGTGCTCGTCGTGGAGCCGGAGAGCTCCCAATCGTCGGCCAGCGCGGAGCCGTCCCAGAACTTGGCCGCGATCGGCAGCAGTTTTAGCATCGTGCGGCGCATTCTCAATTTCGCGTAGCGGACGAACTGCTCCGGCGTCTCGCTCGCTATTTCCCTGTTCGCGAAATAATCGTAGAGATAACCGTTGATGATATCGCGCAGATCGTCGGCACCAGTAGTCACCCATACTGGGTACTCTCCCAGGACTTCGGCCATCGTATAGGAATACTTCTCGATTATGTCGTAGAGCGTGCAGCCGTCGTATATCGTTCGTTCGTTCATTGTTCCCCTCCTTGCTGTGCCATCATGAGCTGTTGCATTTGCAGCGAGTTGAGACCCGTGCCGGAGAGCGCGGCCACGATATCGGCGAGAGAGCCCTCGATGCCCCACTCCACGCTCATCTGCGTGCCGAAGCGGAAATTGGACGCGCGGCAGAATTCCTCGCGCATCTTGAGCCGGCTACGGCGCATAGCCATAATGAGCTCGTTGTTGGAGAGCACCTCGGCCGTCTGCACGCGCTCTTTCTTGTCTATCATGGAGTTGTCGACGCCGCAGTACGTGAGAGCCTCGTTTAGAAGGATCGTCTTGGCTTTCGCGATGTTCTCGGCTACGAACGGCGCGCCGGTCTGCAAGACGTAAGGTGCCATTTCCGCGCCCGGCTGCGTGACCTCCCAATACTGCTCGCGTCGCTTCAACTTGGCTTTCATCTTGTCGGCCTGCTTCTTGCCGTCGGCGGGCGCCGCGATAACCCACGGCGTGAGCTGCGCGTCGATGTTGGAGTCCATGACGGCGTCGTATTGGGCCAGGCGTTTCGCGTACATCTTGAGCGTCCACAGAAGCGGCCGTCTCGTCATCGAATCCCAACAGACTACGCAGTTGGGCTCCTGGACCACGCCTTGCTCGTCTGCCCAGAATTGCGCGTTTCTGTACCACCACTGGCCCGCGGGGCTCGTGATTATGACGCGGTTGGGGTTGTAGTACATATTGACCATGTCCGCGAAGGATGCCTGACCGAACATCAGACCGCCGGACTCCGCGAAGATCGCGCCGCATCCGAAATGGAGCAAGATATATTCCATGGCTCGCGTGTCGATGCCGGCGGGAACGTCGTTCCATTTGATCGTGCTCATCGCGATTGTTTTCAGGAGGTTGTACCAGGCATGGTAATAATCTCCTTGGGAAACTCCCATCGACGTGAACTCCTGCCTTACCCAGTTGCGGCCGAACATCAAATCGTCCTCGAACGGCCACTCCGTGATGTTGGCTTCGTTAATCGGTTTGCTCATATGTTTCTCCTTTTAGTAGAGAGGTGTGCCGCTGCTCGGCGTGTTGTCCATCATGTTGGAGTAGTTGGCGATGTTGTCCGCGCTGCCCCAGATAGAGACACCCTTCTCGAACATGCCGCGGATGGCCGCCCTCACGCCCTCGTCGGCGTCCAGCGCCGTGATGGTCGTGTCCGCGCACTTCCAGTACGTCATGACGGACATGAGATTGAAGTTGCGGCCGATGTTCATGTACTCGGCGACGGAATATCCGTAGCGCTGCCAGTACTTCGCGATTCTGTCCTGCTGGTCTGTCATGACGGTGTGCCCGGTGATGAACCAGGACGGCAGGCCCCAGCCCATGAGGTTAGCGAAGAAGCCGCCCGACATGGTGCCGCTCTGCGTGGGCGGCAGAATGCGCGCGTCTCGCACGCTCGCGTTGATGGACGCGATAGCCTGCTGGTAATCGCCCTTCGCGGCCCATTTCTGAAGCGCGTAGTTCGCGTCGATGTTTCCCTGCTGCGCTGCTTGCGTGTTCTGGAACTGCAAGTTTCCGAGCTCGTTTGCCATGGAGCCGTTGGCGGCATTGACCGTGGTCTCGACGATCCTTCCCACGTTCGCCTGCGTGAGCCCGTTCAAACCTTTCTTGAGGTCTTTGGGCATAGTGTTGTAGACCTGCATCATCTGGTTCTGCACGAGATTGCCCATGCTGTACTTCGAGAGCTGCGCCTGCTGCCGATACGCTGCCGCCTGGTTAGCTGCCGCGGCGTCGAGCGACCTGTTCGCGTTGTCGTAGCTCGTGTTAGCGTTCGCGTTGGACTTCTCGAGGCCCCACTGCGCCGCGCTCCTCTGGTAGCGCAGGCTGTTGGCGTTGGAAGCGAGGTATTGTTGATAGCTGTCGTTGACGATGGAGATCTGCGGGAAGTCATCCCATATGAGCGCGTTCTCGAGCGTCTCGCCGCGAGGGACGGCCTGCGTCATGTTGGTCCCCGCGGGCCGTGTGCGCTCCACGCCCGAGATGTTGCCGATGGTGGCGCTTCCGTAGTTCATCGGGAATATCATTATCTTCTGGAAAGGCGGCAGCGTCGTCTCGATCCTCACGAACGATACCGCGTTGGACGCGAAGAGCTCCGGTTGCAAGAGCAACGGCTCGCCGATCCAGTTGTTCATCTTGATGAAGGAGAACGGATAGGTCCGCGCCTTGGGATGAGCGCGCCATGCCGCCGTCGTGCCGTTGACCGTCGTGAGGAACGTGTCGACGTTGAGCGTGTTGGAGAGCGTCGAGGATATGCTCGCGTGCTGTTGGTAGAACTTGTGCGCGGGTATGCCGTCTCCTTGCGGGTCGGCGTGGATGCCGATCGTCACGTCGCCGCTCGCCGGCGTGGTGATCGCGGAAGCGGGCATCAGCGTGATAGACAAGATCTGCGAGGATATCCACGGGTAGTCCTTCATGAGGGCCATGAAGTCCTGGAAAGCGTCAGTCGTCATGCAGTACACGTCGCAGCCCTGCGGTAGGCCGTCTGTGGCGACGCCGCCGGCGGTCTTCAACTTGGGATTGTTCACGGTGCCGAAATCGGCGGTGAGGTCTACTGTGGACACGATGACGACCCACCACCGCGCGTTAGTTGCCGCGTCGCCGCCGATATCGTGGCGCTCCTTCGCGATCTCTATGTAGGCGTTGCCCAGGTCGAGCCCTTCCGGCGCCGTGAGGTAGCGTCTCTTCTTGGCCGCTGTCTCCATGGTGGCGTTCGCGTAGGCGTGCCACGCCACGTGCCCGCGCTCCACGAAACAGCGCCCCATCGTCAAACCGAGTTGATAGGTCTGCCACACGTCGAGCTGCAACGTGAGGCGCGTCGTGTTGGGCGCGATCATGGAGACGCCAGTCACGAAATAGTAGAGAGTCGGGATAGTTGCCGCCTCGTTGCTGACCGGTTGCGCCGGGTTGCTCACGATGAGGTAGTTTGCCGTGTACGCTTTGAAATACGGTAGGTTGACCGTAACCGGCTCGTTGGGCTTGCAGTACGTGGCAGCGCCCAATGTCACGCCGCCGGCGCTCGGCAGCGCGTTGAAGTATGCGTCCTGCGCGGCCTTGGTCGCGAAGTAGACCACATCGCGATAGTCTGCGTCCCACGGGACGCTGCACAGCTTGAGAGTCGTGTTCACCGGCCACGTGGAAGGCGTGAAGCCTATAGAGCTCTTGAAATCTCCCACGCCCACGTCGGCGGCGGGATATGCGGGAAAGTCGGTTTCTTCGGGCATGTCTTCCTCCAATAGAAAAAGCCCCGATAATTCGGGGCTTATTCTAGCACGCTGCGAGACTTCGCATATTATAGCAGGCCCATGAGACACGCTCCCAAGAAGATACCGACGAAGGCGGCGCTCGCCCAGACGAGTTCGCGCTCCCCCAGGATGTGGAGCCAGTTGCCCACGAGCGCGCCGCCCAGGAGCAATCCTGCGATAGCTAAAAGCGACATTCTTTCCTCCCCGAGTCATATGAGCTGATCGCGCGCGCCTCCGCGAGTATGCCGTCCACGTCCTTAGAGGTGAGCAGGTACACGCGATCGTCTCGGATCCAGAGCTCGTAGCGGTTGTGCCATGCGTCGAACTTGAGTTCCCAACGCCTGGGCAATAACCCGTTGACGATCGTGAGGATGTAGTCTTGCACCTTCATTAGAATCTCCTCGTGTTCCAGGCAAGAGCACATAGCGTCTCGGCCCTTCTCTTGTTTTCGTCGATAACCTGGACTCCGATCTTGATAGAGCCGGGCTTGCAGTAATGCCAGATCTCGCCCGTCCATTTCCCGGCGGCCGTCATGGTCTTGGTACGTTTCCAGACCGACACTCCAACTACTCTATTTCCGTCGATTATCATTTCGGGGATCTCGCCGCAGAACGGACAAGGGTCCAAATCGATATGGCTCATTCGAACTCCTTTCTCTCCAACTCGAAATAATGCTGTCTCGTGATGTGGTTGTTCTTGCAGTAGCAGTCGATGTGCCAGAAGACGCGCTTCTTGGGCCTGTCCTTTTCCAGGAAACCGATCTCGAGATATTCCTCGAACTTCGGGCTCAGGATCTGGCCGCAGAAGCAGCAGCGCGCGAACTTCATACCGCGCGAGGCGGCGCGAAGAGCCCGTATCACCTCTTGCGTGTACTCGTCCGGGCGCTTCATATCTCCACCCCCAGATCTTCAACGTCGTGGCGCATCTTCACCTGCTCGAGCTCGTAGCTCGTCGTGTATATGCACGTGAGCGCCAGATGGAGAAAGCCCGAGAGCATGATGCACATGGGCTTGCCCTCGTAGAAGTCCGCGAAGAAGCGCATCGTCTCGTAGATGTGCGCGTCGCATGTTCTCGAGAGCTCTTCCAATTCGCCCGCGTCGTCGATGCTCTCCGTATAGATACGGTCGAACGCCTCGGCCGCTTCCCGGAGTGTTTCAACTGTCATCTCGTCGTGGTACTCGACCATCTTGTC